TTTTATATTAAACCAAAAAAAATTAAATAACTATGAAAAAATTAATACAAACGAAATGGTACGAGGTAGCAGTTAGTTACATTAAAGATGGTGGAACAGAAACAATAGAATCTTTTCACAAGCTTGATGATGCAAAGAAATTTGCTAAGAATTACAAAAAGGAAGAATATATGGAGTTTTTATTTATAGATAAATGGACTTGCGACATTAACACCTCTAATGATTATCCTTTTGGTCATGCTGAAAAAGTAAAAGATTTTAAGGCATTAATTTACAAAAACAATAAAATTAAATAACTATGAAAAAATTAAAAGAACAAATTCGTTTTATATTACTAAGAGTAAAACAAGCGAGGGATAATGATAACCTATTAACATGGATTTTGTGGCAAAGAGAAGACAGTAGTATTATGAATAATATGGAAGTATTTAAAGTTAAATTTTGTAATAATCAAATGATAAATCCAGTTACTGTTGCAAGAATTAGAAGACAAGTCCAAGTAGAATATCCAGAAACTAGAGGCGAAAAATATAAAAATAGAGAAATGAGAGCCAAACAAGTTAAAAGGGATTTAGGATATAATGTTAATGAATTATTTTAAAATTATAAGATATGTTTAGAGATAATGATGAAGCCACATTATGGTTAGCAATGTTTTTTATTTTGATGTTCATGCTTTTTGGCATTGAATATTTAATTAAATAATTTTAACTTTACGGAATATGGCACAAGAAGTTATATTTTCTAAAAACAGTTTAAAAGATAGGTTTCCTAATCACTTTGAAATAGTCAAAGAAGTTCAAAGTATAAATAATAGAATGATTTCTAGATTATACAATGACCCAAGACTTACAACAGACAAGTTTTTAGAATCAGTTAAAAGACATTACCCTAATTTAACAGAAACAGATAAAATATATTTTTACACAAATCAACACGTACCCAAAATTGAGCAGATTGAATACTAAAATTATCATATCAGATGGTGGGGATGAAGTTGAATCAATAATTATAAATACTAAAAAAGATGATGAATCAAGTAACACTCGTAGGAAGGCTAGGCAAGGATGCAGAGCAAAATGGAAAAACTATTAAATTTTCAATAGCAACAAGCGAAAAAGTAAAGGGAGAAGACAAAACAGAATGGCATAATGTTGTATTGGTAAATGCTAATGACAAGGTATTAGATATGCTTAAAAAAGGTGCATTGGTAGCTTGTACTGGTAAAATAACCTATTCAAAAACAGACAGAGGATTTTATACAAACATATTATGTTATAATGTTAAGATATTAGTATATGCTGATACTGATTACAGCAACAAAGTAGAATATGCAGCGCAAGAAGATAACTTACCATTCTAGCGAATATGAATTGCAATGTGCCGTTTGTAAATATCTACAATATCAGTATCCAAATATTTTATTTAGAAGTGATTTAGGTGGTATATGGCTTACAAAAGGCTTGGCTAAAAAGGCTAAAAGAATACAACATTCAAAAGGCTTTCCAGATT